GGTGGAGTAGTATCGTCGAGGGTGACTTTCAGCCATATTCTAGTTATGTCGAGTTTTTAGACGCACTAAGGGAAGAGTTTGGTGGCGAAATGATATATCATGAAAATCGTAGCGTTTGGAAGTTAGCATTCGAAACTGAAGATGGTGCAATTCGATTTTCTTTAAAATTCCTATGATATCATTAGATTGCACTACCAAAAACCATGAATTTCATCATTGGTATTTGAATTTGCTTAATGAAATATGTGATGATTATGCGAGCCTGACTGAATTCACCAAACTTGGGCGACCTTCTGTTGAATGGAATAAATTCATGGATGACTATCTCACTAATAATTGTTTTAATTGCCGAGTACAGCACAAAACTCAAACCGGCAATGTCGAAACAAAATTGATATTCGATAACGAAGTTGATCTAGTTTCATTTGCCATTAAATGGATGTGACATCTTGCCAATTCTAAATGAAACCAAGGTATTTACAACATTTCAAATACCAGAATCTTTGGTATATGATCGTTGGACAATGATCGACAGCTTGTCAGTTAAACGTCGGACAGTTATCGACCATGCAAGGCAAATAGATTGGATTGAAGAGAACATAGAAGGACGTTGCGTGTCCCACGTGTCGGGTTATTATTTTGAATTACAAAGCGACGCAACTATGTTCTTGTTGAGGTTTGCATGAACAAATTATCAATCGATGAAAATGGATTATTTGTACTAGATGTTGTTTACGGAACATCACTGGAGATGAGAGATGGTATTATTATGTGGCTATTCGACATAGCTAAAGATGGTACATGGGATGGGCATTGGGATTATAGATTTGGAAAGTTGATCATGTCCGAAGAATTTGCTACACAGTTCCTATTGAAATGGACAGTTGATGCATAGATTGCCAATATTGGTCCCTGTTAATGCATCGGTTGACATTAACCGTCACCCAGACCTTACCAAGCGACCGACTTGGTGGTTAAATATGTCTGCACATTTGAGGTCAATAGGACAATTGCACTTAGCTGGAGTAGAACAGTATTTGCGCGAGGAATACAACGCATATATCGATTATGGTAATTTTCATACAGATATACCTATTGTGGTTATCAATACTGACAGTGACATGGCGCGTTTATTATTGAAATGGGGATAACCCGTCAAAAAGATTTGGTAGAAAATACCAAAATTTGTAGTAAAATATCAACTTAACTTTAAGGAGTATTATATGAAGAAGACTCTTCTTGCAGTAACTATCGCTGGCTTGTCGGCATCAGCACTCGCACAATCTAATGTGACCATCTATGGGGTTGCTGATGTGTCTAGTCAAGGAACAAGCCTTTCGAAACATGTCGGTGCAACTTCTAATCCAAGTGGCACGACTTTTAACCTAAAGAGCAATGACTCTATGCTAGGTTTCAAGGGTACCGAAGATCTTGGTAATGGTAACAAGGCACTATTCCAAGTTGAATCGTATGTTAATGTCACTGGTGGTCAACAGGGTGTAGCTGCCAACAATGGTCAACTATTTGGTACAATGCGTGACTCATATGCCGGTTTAAGCTCAAACTATGGTACTGTACTTGGCGGATATCTATCAACTCCTTACCGTTCGACACTGGCATCATTTGATGTGTTTCCTGGTGATAAGAGCGATGCCAGCCTGCTAAACACTATGGGTAAGCAGCGTTTCGGTTACCGTGGCGTCGGTGCAAACACTACTGGTTTCATTCAAGCAGATAACGCAGTCCGCGCAACTGCACTGGCATATGCTACACCAACATTTTATGGAGTTAACGGTAGCATCGCTTATACTGGCTCAAACAATAATGGTGGCAATAATCAAACTACTAATACAGTTGGTGCAACTAACCAAACAACTCTTGCGCCACAAAATGCACTATCACTTAACTTAGGTTGGAGTGGTTACGGTTTTGGTCTCAAGGGTGCATTCCAACAAGCTAAAGTTAACGCATCTATTACCGACGGTATTACTACCACCAACACTCCATTTAGCGGCTACACTAGCTACCTAGTTGGTGCTACCTACACTGGTATCCCAGGACTAAAGACTGCTGTTGTTTACAACCGCAATAGTCTCGGTACCAATGCTGAAGGCAACCTTGGCGCACAAAAGGCTAGCAACAACCAAGTTTGGGTAGGTGCAAGTTATAGAGTGTCGAATTGGGAACCACGTATTAGCTATGTCAATACTAGCAATGCAAATGGCTTTTCAGGTGCAGCTGGACAAGACGGCGGCAGCCAGTGGAACTTGGGTTTGGGACATTATTTGAGCAAAAAGGCTCAGTTGTATGGTATGCTGACGCAGTACAAGAACAACGCTAACGGAGTATGGTCACCAATGCAAACCGGTACAAATATGTTGCCAACTGGCGGACAGACTTTGACTACGTATGGCATCGGCCTCCGCCAATCGTTTTAGTACATAGATATAATCTAAAATAAAAAGACACCTAAAACTGGTGTCTTTTTATTTACTTGATGCTTTCTTGTAACTTCTTGTACTCTTCAAAGAGCACATAACCGCCACTGCCGTCGGGATACTCCCATGTCCACTCGCCATCGGGTAGTTTTCTTTTTCTCTTACCGACCAATGATAACGATGGCTTCTTTGTTTTGAATTTCGGTCCAGATGGGTTTAGTCTACAGTTATGTCCGTGATATTGTGAGTGATGCCACGGGGATACAAACTTACCACAGAACTCACAAGTTTTGTAGTTTTCGTCAATCCATTCCTGAGATGACAGGGTTTTCTTCACTGATTCGCTACATTTGCGAGCATGTTCGACGCCGACTGTTGTCTTCCATTCTTCGCTCAATTTAGTAGTCACTTGTTTCTTGGCGCGTTCTTTGCCTATAGTGGCTTTCCAGACAGGATCACTCATAAGTTTAGACAATGATTCACTAGCTTTCTTACTTTTCTCAACTCCTTTGGTAGCACGCCATTCTTCAGATGTAATGGTTTCAAGTCGTTTTAGTCTAGATGCCTCGACCATATCTCGATTCTTATTTTTCCATTCATCGCTTTTTCTAGTTGCGGATTGTTTCTTCCTTCCTTCTTTGCCCACTTTCTCAATCCATACTGGATCATTATGAATTACCGATAACTTCTCATTTCGTCTCTTGCCGATAGTTGATTTCCAGTACGGATCATTCAACGTTGTTTTAATCCTGCATTCAATGTCATCGGACAATTTGCCACCGTCTAGACCATTCTCATGCTTCAAATTAGCCCACTTAGTGGACTCTACGATCCGATTCTCCAGAGAGAAATGTAGTGCCGCTTGTTGTATTTCATATGGGCAAGTATACCAGTCTGAGAACCATAAAGTTTTGATGTTCTCCTTGCCATACTTTTTGATACGATCCTTCCAAACTTTTCCTGACCCTGTGTACGATTCGATGTCATAAACGACAGATTTCCCAAAGTAATACACGCCAGCAAGTTCCTTTATGTAAAGACGTGTCGGTCGGAAGTTTTCTATGATTTGTTGCGTGATATGTGATAGAGAATAAATACTCATGCTGATGTCTCCTTTTAGACTTAGAGTAGTTGGGAACGCCAATTCCGCGAACTACATATATTTAGCTAAATGACAACAAAATATGTAATAATGTGTTAGAATTAGCTTTTCAATTTAAGGAGAAGTATGTTTAAAAATATTAGAATTTTGGTACTGGCATTACTAATGTTTGCTACCACTGTATTCGCACAAACGAGTCAGAACAATGAAGGTTACTTAGTGGACCAAAATAGTAACATTGTTCGTAGTGGTACTGGTCTTTGCTGGCACACTGGTTATTGGACACCGGCTATGGCAGTAGAAGGATGTGATCCAGTTGGTAGATCTGTACCATCGGCAAGTAAGGTGACGTTGAATGCTGATATGCTATTTGCATTTAATAAGTACAATCTTACTGATTATGGTAAGAAAGTTCTAGACGGAATAGTTGTAGATCTTGGTAATTTCAAAACGGTGGAAATCGTTGCTATTATTGGATACACCGACCGAATCGGTCCAGATTCATACAATTTGAAGTTATCCGAACGTCGGGCAAAAACAGTACAGGATTATCTGATTAGTAAGAATGTTCCGAAAGACAGTATCTTTACTGTTGGTCGCGGTAAAGAAAATCCGGTTACTGGAGATTCCTGCAAGGGCGCAGTAACTAACAAGTTGATTGCATGTTTGCAACCAGATCGTCGGGCAGTTATCGAGATCATCGGCACTAAGTAATACCTATCTATATACGATAATAAACCGCCTTCGGGCGGTTTTTCCATTTTTAGGACTAAATAATGACATATAGGTGAAAATATGTCATTTACTTTTGAATTTACGCAAGAAAAATTGGAACAACTTATACCAAACTGTGCATACGGTGTTGAGTATTGGTATCCGGAATTATTTGAACTGTTACCAATATTTGGTATCAATACCCCTGCTAGAGTTGCAGCTTTTATAGCACAGACTGCCCATGAATCAGCTGGATATAGTGCTCTCAAAGAGAATTTGAACTATAAAGCAGAAACACTAATGAGACTATGGTCTAAAAGATTTCCAACTATCGAAATTGCCAATCAATATGCTAGAAATCCAGAAAAAATTGCAAACTTCGTGTATGCAAATCGTATGGGAAATGGTCCAGTAGAATCTGGTGATGGGTATCGATATTGCGGACGAGGACTACTCCAGTTAACTGGGTTTGATAATTATAAAGCATTCTCGGATTATGCTGGCATTGATGTTGAAGATTCTCCTGAATATATAGAAACGCCAAGGGGAGCAGTACATTCTGCTTGTTGGTTCTGGTATGTAAATGATTGCAATACTTATGCAGATGCAACTGACATGGAAGGTTTAACAAAGCGTATTAATGGCGGAGTTATCGGACTTGATGATAGAATAAATCATTACAGTCACGCTATTCACGTTTTGATGGATTAAAAATGAAATACATATTGATATTGATGTTGACTGCTGTAATGATCGGTAATACTGCAGAGGCAAGAACCGTTTCTAAACCAGTACAAACGAAGGCAACACAGGTAAGATCAAAGAAACCACCTCCAACAACGACAATTAGACCAGAAATTAAGAAACCTTCAAGGGTGAATAGAAAAGCTAATCTGACATCGCAACGCAGAAAACTTAAATAGCGGGTGGCTTCACTGGTGGTCTTACAACTGGTCTTACTGGAGCTGATACTGGCTTGTCATAAGGTTCATTGATAGTTTGGGTATACATAGGAACTTGCACTTGTTGAGAAGTGTTCGTCATTGTGCTATCATGGCTAACACCGTTGATTTTTTCTTGGGTTCTTCCATATGCAGCAACCCCTAAAATGGCACCAAATGCTAGATGTATTAAACCACCGGATTGTAGAGTTAGAGGTTGCCATTGTACTAATGCAGGTGCATGCATATATGCATGCAGACCAGCCCATAAGATAGGAAAAATTATAAAGTCGGCAGCACATATTGCCATATATAAAAATGACATAAGCGGTCTCCAAGTTCTTTGGAGCCATTCATCTGTTTCTTTTTTATGTACACTGTCGGTTACCGGCGTAAAGTTATCTTGATCCATTTTGTCCCCTATCATATATTTAGGGAAAAATGTCAATAATATTGACATTTAATTGTAGATTATGCCATAATATGCCATCAACGAGGAACATCATGAACATTGAACAATTTTTCGCAGTCATAAAATACAAAATCGACGAAGGGTCTAAGTTCGAATGGAACTGTTTCGGACCAAATGCTCGATTTGTTACCCATGACTGTCTTTATAACGACGATTTGGTAACTATCTCTGCTATTTTCGATACCGAAACACATAATGTGTATCGAATGGAACTCCATGATGGATCGTCCGGCAGATCATATCTATGGGAAGATAAGGATTTTCGAGAGGTATATATTGAAGAGTGCCATAGTCGCGGCATAATTCCAGAGATTGCTTATGCAGATGATTCAGGACCAGTTGAATATATCTCACTTGAAGTGGAAAACGATATTCTCTCCAAGGCATCTAATATCGTTGATGGGAAACCATATGACACTCGTATCCAGATCGAAGTTGACATCGATGATGATCTCATGTTGTCTGCAATGAGGATGGCACATGAGTTAGACATTACGTTTAATCAGTTCGTTGAACAGATTTTGTCTGGATATATCGATACTTTGGAACGAGAAGATGACCCATCCAAATGAAGAATTAGTCGTTTTCTTACAGTCCAATGAACAGTGGATTGGAGTCATATCGAATCCATCTAAATGGCAATCACTGATTGACAAAGGAAATCTGTCAGAATGGATGTCGTTATACGACATCGAGGTATCTGGGATGGTGTTGAAAATGCCTAGTGAAGAAGTTGTTCAACAATTTGTTTTAAAATTCTGTTGAGATTTGCGAAAATCATGGTAAAATTCAACAAAATTTAAGGAAAATTATGGCAATCAATGAACACACTGGCGACGAACTAAGATCCGGCGCAAGCAACGACCAATTTAGAGAAAATTACGATAAGATATTTCGCTCTAATAAACCAGATGCTGGTATGATTTTATCTACACTACAGCATCTTCGTGAACAGAACAAGATTCTGCGCGAAGAGAATGAGGAACTGGCAGACAGATATGAATCAGTGATGAAAAATCTGGAAAAATTGGAAAACTTGTTAATTGAATTAAAAAGTCAGATAAAGTGAAAATAAATCAAGTATTACGAGCAGCAAATTATCAAATTTCAGCGTTGCCATCTGAACCGGATGATATTTTTTCATTCGACGGCAATGTGAAACAGATATCACTAACTCACGACGACCAGTCCATCAATAAAACAGTCATATGTAAGTGTATATTTGATGTTAATACTGAAGAAGTGTATGATATTATGGTAATTTGTAGTAATGACGGCAATATTAACGTATGGCGATGGGTGAATAAGTCAATCGAACGGAGATATTGCAAGGCATACAAGAATGCCGGATTGTCTATTGATTCTTATGGTGATATCATATATGACATGATTAATAATGAGAACGATATTATTGAAATAATCAATAGTAATTTTAAAGTGAATTTTGTGAGTAAATCAGAAGATGCAAGTATCATTGAGTCTATCGAGATATTTGATGCATTGGAAACGACAGAATGATCAACATTGTTAGTATAGAAATCCAACTTGGTATTATGTTCATGTCGTGCATGGTGTTCCTGTACTATACATGGAGGAACTCGGCTTCCGATGTGAAGAAAGCAGTATGTCACGTATTTGGAAAAATCAAAGCTATTTTTCCTAAGTTTGGTATTGGCAAACAAAAACGATGTATACGTATTATGGCAGACTACTGTTCGTCTGGATTGTGGGATAATAGTATGTATAACTGTCTTTCGATAGATTATAGTTTGGTGCCACTTAGTTCTAAGTTAATAAAAGATATAAAAGCATGGCAATTGAACTATGATAGTAATAATCTAGATTGGATGCTGAATCCCACCGAAAGCTCTTTTTCGGTATCTGATCACGACTTTACCTGCAAAGAACTTGCATATAGAATTAAAGAAGAACTTGGTAAAACAGTAATAGTTGAATATTATCTGGAAAAAGATGATTCTGTCCATATTGTATAGAAATACGTAGTAGTTTTACATTTACAACACAACGCCCCTATGTGATAAATACATCATAGGGGTTTTTTCCATGGCAAAACAGAATATAAATATTGGCTCATATCCATCCGACGGTACTGGTGATCCAATTCGCGTATCATTCAATAAAATAAACCAAAATTTCACCGAACTGTATGATTCTTTGAATTCCATTACTAATAATATTCAAGAATCTAATTCAGTACTATCTACGGTGTCATTGGCTGCAGGTGGCATACCGGGAACTGGAGAAGCTGCAACAGTATCCGTACAACCGGTTAATAACACATCATTAATACCCGGTGTATATCATGATATACCAGTATCTATTGGTAACGGTCTTGTCATAACAGTTTCAGTTACGATTTTTAGTGATATTTCGGCAGTAGTTATTTCTAGTAGTGATGGATTCTCAATTGGTAATTCAGGCGTACTTGATGGTTCGTTTATCGGTGGAACATCTGGAGTAGATGATTTATTGATAACTGTCGAAACTTTGACAAATGTTCAAGTGGCTGTTCCATTAGATCTGACTAAAATCGTACAAAAGTTATCAGGAGGATATTTCACTTTGGCAAATGGGGTGGAAGGTCAGATAATGTATATAGTTCGTCAAACTGGTACAAATTATGTTCGGATCACAGCTGCAAATGCAAGATTTGCAGGAATAGTTTACCAAGATATATTTATGGAGCCATTTGCCAACAATAATAATATGGTTCAATTGATGTTTACTGATGGTGCATGGCAATCAATCGGTGGATTATGGGATTAATAGGAAAATAATATGGCATTAAGACAAGTTTTAGTTGGTTCAAACCCAAATGACGGCACGGGAGATAGTATCAGAGATGCATTCATTAAGTGTAACGAAAATTTCTCTAATTTGGACGTAACACTGGGTGCCAACGCATCATTCGTTCAGTTATCAGTGACCAATGGTATCAGCGGCGGAATTATAACGTCACCTATATATAAATCTACTAACTATATACAGAATGATAATTCGGTAACTATACAAAATACTTCTGCTACAGTGATTGATAGTTGGAGTGCACTGTCGTATAGATCGTGCAAGTATAATATCGAAATTTCTGACGGAACAAATTCAGGTTTTTATGAAATTCTTGTAGTACACAACACGGCATCGGTGTCTCATTCTATTTTCGGAAATGTGGTGATAGGTTCGATAGGTTCGTTCTCTACTTCTATATCATCTGGAGTCGTTAATTTGACTTTCACTGCAGCTACTGCAACCAACAAAGTAATTAAAACAACGAGAACACTGATTAATACATAATGTCATATATTATATGGAAAACCGCTAAAGGTAGTTTGGGAACTGTTCCAGAAAATGAATATTTCAACTATCCGATAGAAGCCTTGGATTCAGGAGGCGATGAGGTATCTTATTTTTTAGTTTCTGGCACCCCACCTAAAGGTGTTCAAGTATTGTCGAGTGGATTCATTAGAGGCACCCCAGTAGTATCTGGAACATCTCCTGTGACCATGCAAACTAGTAGTTTCACGGTTAGGGCAGCGTCAATTTCTGGAGCATTAGCTGATAGAACTTTCTCACTGACAGTGAATAACATTAAGCCTCCTGAAATAGTTGGAACTGATACGCTACTTGGTTCTGTGTTTGATGGGGCTTATTATAATCATCAATTCACTGTCGTAGATCCAGATCCAAGTGTTAGCATAAATTGGTCTATTGCGTCTGGCGTTTTACCAAACGGTTTAACACTGTCACAGACAGGATTGCTTAGTGGGTTCTTGATACCTATGCCAGCCGATGATGATTTTGGTGTTGTTGGCTACGATATGTCACCTAGCGATAAGTATCCATATGACTTTGTAAAAAGATCAAAAGATGTACGGTATACGTTCACTGTTCGGGTCGATGATGGTATTAGTTCGACTACAAAAGTATTTCAATTAAGTGTCGTAGCTAAGAGTAATTTCACGGCTGATAACAGTGTGTATTTAATCAATAACACTTATCTGACAGTTGACTCAGATAATAAGTATACTCCAATTATTACAAACCAAGAACGATCATTGCCAGATACTAGAATTACTGATAATATATCATATAAATTGAATTTTTACAGCTTTGATACTGCAGTGATGATATGGAATGCATCGAACTTGCCTAGTTTTTTAAGTTTGGATGAAAATACAGGTTGGATTACAGGAACTGTCCCGTTTCAGAATGAATCATATGTAGATCATGAATTCTATATAACGGTCAGAAGATCTGACTATCCAGACATTGTAAGTCGTACAGAAACATTTACATTAAGAACACTAGGGTCAGAAGAAAATACTATTCAATGGATTACCGACGAATTCTTGGGTTCTATGGAAAATGGCTCTATATCAGAATATAGTGTATCGGCAGTATCGGCGACTAATCAACCTCTGAAATATGTACTGTCAAGAGTTCCATACTGTAATTTTCCACAAGGACTGTCTTTACAAGAAGACGGATTGATAGTCGGAAGATCATCGTTTAGATACTTCTCACTAGACGGCAAGTTTACTATTTTGACGCTCAATAATACCACTGGAATAAGGGTTGGGGATCTGATCACTGGTTTTAATATGCCATCCGGTGCAAAAGTACTAGAAATAATCGACGAATATCGAGTGAGAGCAACGCCAGCAGTGGTATCGTCTTACGGTATAGAACTTACTTTTGTGCATTTGGACGACACCGAAGTCATTAAGACCATCACTATGCCAAGTGGCAGTACAATAATTGACGGTGGAACAACTACATTTGATTCGGTGAAAAGATTCACTGTTACTGCATATACAGAAGATGGTTACACTTCAAGTACTAAGAATTTTTATATTACTATGGATAATTATAATTCCATACCGTATGAAAATGTATATATTAAAGCATTTCCAAGAAAAGAACAGAGAGATGTTTATGCTAATTTGCTGAATGATGAATCCATATTCCCTCCAAGTTCAATATATAGACCAACTGATTCATGGTTCGGAAAACAATATGATTTGAAATCATTATTCATGGCTGGCATTAACCCGAGTCTTCTATCTACTTACATGGACTCAATTCAATTTAATCATTATATAAAACGAATCGATTTTGGTGATTTGAAATCAGCAAGAGCATTGGATTCAAATTACAATGTTAAGTATGAGGTCGTTTATGTAGAAATGTTGGATTCAGATGCATTCAAAAATGCACTGACTCCACAGAAAACTGTAAACTTAACAACCACTGTTGCTAACCCGCATGTAGATTCCGACGGCAATATATACTGGAATTATTATCCAAATCAAAATACTCTGATGAAAAATAACATAAGTGATTATCTTGGGTTTTCTAACGAAGGCGCACTTCCTGATTGGATGACTAGTATACAGAGTGACGGCACTATTCTCGGATTAACAAACGCTGTTGTGTTAGCATACGTATTACCGGGTGAATCTAACAAGATACTGTATAGAGCTAGAAACTATAATGCCACACTCAATGAGATAGATTTTACTGTTGATAGATATCAAGTAGATAATTCCTTGAGTGAAAATTTTAATATTGCCACTTCTAGGTTTATAGATAGTAGGGAAACTACATTCGACTTAATGGATATTATTAATCCGGTTGAGTTGATAACAGTGGACTATGCAATTGATTCGAGATCATTTGATCAAATAAATGGGCGCTCAATAGAATACATTACTAAAAATGGTGGAATCGACGGAATACAAAGTTGGAATGTTAATCAGACACTAGTGTTTGCCAGACAAGAGAAATATCCGGAACCAGCAAAATATAACGAAGGTTGGAATAGAACGGTTGATCTATATATTGGTAGAACTGGATATGGTATATTGAGTTACGATGAAAGCACAGTCGTTCCTGGATATTTAGAACACACTGTTAATTCAGCTATACCAAACGAACGCGGCGGCATATGGAAAATAACCGTAGACGCAGACTCAATAGTGTGGCTTGAGTTTGTTGAACAGGTAGAAATAGATCAGGTTGTTCAAGTTTTATACGGATTTTCTCATGGAAATTCGCGGTTGATTTATACTGCAGAACTTGATAGTGAACACACCGTTCCGTACTACAAAGTGTTTACTGAATTGTTGAATGACTCAACTTCCATGACTTATTTTGACAATCATGGTACCAAGTTCTTAGATTATCGTGATGTATTTATACCACCTAACGAAAATGATAAATACATAAAATACCCCTATTATGGAGCTTTAGATATAAAATGACATCCCAAGTTAATCCCTCAAATATTGACGGCACTTATCCAATTGCCGGTCAAGATAATGACAGTCAAGGTTTTAGAGACAATTTCACAAATATTAGAAACAATTTTGTTTACACGAAGTCCGAATTGGAAGACATCCAGAGTAAGGCAATCTTTAAGTCTGCACTCAATAATACAACACTTTCCAATGATATGGGTGGGTCAACACTTTCCAACGTCGGACTACAAGGTTACTACGACTCTTTTGTCGATCTAGGCACATTGAGTGGTAATATTATTATCAACTATGCTGCCGGTAACGTTCAGAGAATCACTACTGGGGGCGCAGTATCATTCCAGTTCAACAACTGGCCATCGTCCGGTAAATTGGGAACGATGAAGATTTGGTTTAACGTCACTGACATCGCTCACACTATAACACTACCGGCTGCTGCAACTGTCAATACATCTAGCTTGGTAAATTACGCCAACGGCACTATCACCATGCAGACTACTGGTGCTTACTATCTAGAATTTAACTCTTACGATGGTGGCATAACTATCATGGTCGATGACATCACTAAGAAATATTCTTTGACTCGTAATAGAACACCGGCAAATGTTGGTACAATTGGTGACACTGTCGGAATGACTGCTTTTGACACTAGCTATCTTTATGTGTGTACTGCAAATTACACCGTCGGTAACGTCGCTATTTGGAAAAGAGCAACATTGTCGTCTTATTGACAAAATAGTTTTTTTCAACTCAAACTCCGTTGTTTTTGGCGTATAATTGTCAGACAACGGAGTTTTCACATGCATCCATTACAAGAAAATCTTAGCTCACTTAATGACGATGAGTTATACAACAAGATGAGTGACATCAATAAGCGAATCTCGCAAGCATATCGCATGAATATGCCAGACGCGGTAGCCCAATTACAAATGCTTATGGCTGGGTATCAAAATGAATATTCGGAGCGACAACGCAAGAAGTTGGCTGAATATGATGAACAATATCAAAAACAAATCGGGAAATATGGCGATTCTATCGACATCCAATGATTAACTTCGACCAATATGGGGTAAATTATGTAACTGATGATGATCTATGTGGATTGCTTTACGAAAATCCAAACATTGACATATCATCGTTCAACATAATCGACCCTTCCACATTCAATAAGAGTAATACTTGCATGTATGCAGGATATCCTGCATTAACTAGGTATGAACAATTGGATATATCATTGGAACAGTTTGACAAGATTAATCAAAGTAATTGGAAGATGCCAGTTGAGTATAAAGAAATGGACATAGCTGCATATGTACTATCTCTATGTAAAGAACAACATGAGCTTCAGAGAGTTGGACAAGAGTTACTGCTCTACCAAGAAAAGAATGCATTTAATTTATTGAAATATCTCAAATATCTCGTTGATACTATGCGAGAAAATGATATAATTTGGGGGGTCGGAAGAGGTAGTTCAGTAGCAAGTTATGTACTATTTCTAATCGGAGTGCATAAGATAGATTCTTTGTATTACGATCTTCCAATAGAAGAATTTTTTAAAGAAAATGGTAAGGAAATATAATGGCAAAAATGATTTACGAAAATGATGCAGGGCATCAAGTGACATTCGAGATAGCAACGGATTTTGCAAAAACACTCGAATCGGAAGTTGGTGTTAATGTGTGGAATGTATTTACAGACATTCTAAAAACTGAAATTATTGCACAATCACAGGAGACGGACAATGGCTAACAATCACAGAACATCACACGGAAGACTAGTTGACATGGATAAGATTCGTTTATCTCATGAAGAAGTCATCGCAGTAGGGAACATGAAGGTCAACGCACGTGGCGACCAGTTGGGCGCAGGCGGACAAATCGTATCGACCCGTAATCAGAATATGAACGACTATTATAAGTTGCATACTCCCACTGCAGAAGTTGAACAGTCAGTTCAGTCAGCAAACACCGGACCGGTGGCAGTCGATCATACACAGTATGTTAATGACTCTGCGGATTTTGTATTAGAAAAAGAAATTGCAACCCATATTTCTGAACAGAACAATGCTACTGCATCTAAACCTACTAAGGGTAAGAAGTAATCATGGCTGGATATGAACCAATTAAGATAAAACAGCTTATTGCACTACGCAACGATGTAGTAGTTACAGACATGGTGTTTACCGAACGATTCAGTAATTCTGGTCTAATTATCCCCAGTGATAACATGAAAAGTGCAGGAGTTCGACCACGTTGGGGCAAAGTATATGCCGTTGGTCCAGACCAACATGATGTTAAAGTTGGGGAATGGGTGATGGTAGCCCATGGTCGTTGGACACGTGGCGTTAAAATCGAAGTTGAGAATGACGGAGAATATATAGTGCGTCGTGTTGACATCAATGACATTCTTATGGTAACTGATGAAGAACCTACCGATGAAACTATGTCGGATGCCGTGTGATGGATATAACTGGGAGAGAAGATTTCGTAGAGTCGTGGATGGTAGATTATCCATTTCCTGATAATATTTCATATGACATATTATTGGAATTTTCAAATAAAGGACCAGAATACGTGAAAAGTGTTGTAAATGGAGTAGTGAGATTTGAATACTTAAATAGAATTTTTTATTACACAAAGCGACACTTATCCGATGTTATTATAATCGGCGCAAGAACAACGCCGGAATCTATCATAGTTGCGCATACATACATAGATACTGATAATATCAACGTAGTGGCCGATATTTATGATGCAATATTGACAGACAGTGTGAATGATAATAAGTCATTGAGGTTTCCATTCGGCGAGTCATCATCTTCTACTGATATCGACATTATGTCACTATTGATGGGCAATGGAAATGTCATATCCTCGTATGATTCGGAAACGCCAATGGGTATTAAAAAATTAAATATCACCATGGATAATATTGACGATGATATTAAAAATAGAAAATTTGTTGTTTCTAAAAATGATGAAGAATACACCCGTGTTATGGAAAGTTTTATCATCAGGAGAAATAGGCAAATTACAGGCAGATTATGACAAACGATAGATTAGAGTTTATAAATGACATATAATATAACAGATTTTAACGAATCGTGGATATCTGAAACCCCAATGGGTGTCGGCGGATATCCTGGACTATATCAAACCATAGTAACTGATATGAGTGATATACAAAATTATGGACGCGCCGCCACTACTGATATGGGTAACGGATATTATAAATTAACAGGTACGTCTAGCGTATTTTATTGGAGGGAAAACGACAGCATAATTGAAATTATCATGTCATTGACTCCAAAACCGCATGCCTTGGTAGTCACTGGAATTGCAAAAAATCCGAATTATACAGGAAATACATACGCAACCGATTTGTATAGAGTGGCATTAAGTGATTCTGGCAAATCTTTAAGATTCACGAGCGATGACATGATGACATCGGATGGAATAAAAGTATGGAAACGATTGGTTACAGACGGCTTTAAAGTATCTATATATGACAAAAATAATCCATCTGAATTGATACAAATAACAAATCCTAGTGAACTAGAATCTTATTTTAAGCCGAATGAACGATCTTTTGCAAGATGGCAATATGTATTGTCGGAATCTCATGAGAAATCTGCAGATATTTGGTATAATTTTAGAGTGATGAAAATTCAGGAATCATCCGGAATAAAGGTGACTAAATGACGAGAAGTAATGGTATTGAAAAGTTGTGGGTAGAGGCATACCGTCCAGATACAGTTGATGGATATGTGTTCAAAGATGACAGAACACGGTCACAGGTAGAGAGAATAATTATTGATCAGAACTTCGGCAATACTCTCATCACTGGACCGGCTGGCACAGGAAAAACTACCTTGGCTAGAATACTTATCAAGGCATGCAATGTAAATCAATATGATTTATTGGAGATCAATGCTAGTCTAGAAAATTCAGTAGACGATGTTAGAAATAAGATTCAAGACTTTGTCATGACTTTGCCATTTGGTAAGTTTAAAGTTGTTTTATTGGATGAGGCAGACTATGCCAGTTTATCGTTCCAAGCAAGCTTGCGAAATCTAATAGAGTCGAGTTCCGATAACTGTAGATTCATTCTAACAGCCAATCTACCAAATAAGATAATGCCAGCCATACATTCTCGGTGTATGGGAATACATATCGACAAGTCGGATATCAATGAATTTACTGCACGTGCAGCTACTGTACTCATGAGCGAAGAAGTAGATTTCGATTTGGATGATTTGGATCTTTATGTACGAGCAAATTACCCAGATTTGAGAAAATGTTTGAATAGCCTTCAGCACAATACTATAGAAAAGAAATTGCTGTCACCAGTAGATGAATCTGGTTCAAATGACTACAAAGCTGCCATGGTTGAACTGTTTAAAACGCGACAGTACAAGAAAGCTAGAGAACTTATTTGTTCTCAATTTAGACCAGAGGAAATGGATGATCTATTCCGGTTCTTTTATGATAATCTGGACTTATGGTCTTCTACCGATGAAGGAAAAGATAAAGCAATTTTGATTATTAGAAAAGGTCTGGTGAATGCTGCAACGGTTGCCGATCCAGAAATAAACATTGCAGCAACCGTTATTGAATTGTCACAAATAGGAGAGTAAAATGAATGTATTTCGAGATCAAGAAAAGTTCATGAAAGCATGCGACCAAACAGTTGATGCTTATAATGAACAGCAATATACACTATACAAAAGTCTAATCGAAGAGGAATTCAAAGAACTTCAAGAAGCATATGACTTCGAGGGTGAACTAGATGCACTGATTGACATTTTAGTTGTCACCATTGGTGCAATACATAGTGCTGGATACGATGCCGAAGGCGCATGGAAAGAAGTAATGCGATCAAATCTTAGCAAGATCGATAAAGAAACAGGAAAAGTACGTAAACGCGAAGATGGCAAGGTTCTGAAACCAATCGACTATTCTCCTCCAAATCTAACCCCATTTCTCAATAGAAAGTAACCAATGAAGACAACTTATTTGATAGCATCTTACATGCAAAAAGTAAAAGATAAACGACAATCATGCAAACCAGGCAATCTATCTATTGTAGACAATACGTATCACGATGAATTGTTTGATATCACTAACAAGGTGAAAAAGAATGATTTGCAAACTGCTTCTATTATCTTGGATTTGAACTCCAAAAAGATCATCAAGAATCGACTTAATCAAGAGGCCACATTTGATGATTTGTTCAAGTATTTTCTGATATCATACGATAGGGCAGTGTCGGTGGTAATGGGCGAGATCGACCCAGAATATCTAAAGAATGCCCACGAAAAGATATTAGCAGAAGTAGAGGATTTGGAGGCAAAGAATGATCAACCCGTTGAAACAGTTCAAGGCTAAAAAGAAAAGAGCAGTAGATCCTAATGCTCCGCCACGCCCGACATTATTGGGTCATGAGAAGACCATCAAAGATATGTCGAGTAAGAATAAGTATCTTGAAGATGAAGTCAGACGTTTGTCTAAAGATGTTGATAATATGAGGTCAAAGATGGTACAATTCCAACAATACTTGGATCAAGTACATGTGATATTATCCCAGAAGAAGAAATAATGATAGAAACTACATTCGAAAAATTTATCAGTTATGCAAAGCTTGCATATGAATATAACTCAAATCGTGTCGTAACCAAGACCATTATCAATAAAGATACTGGGTTATACGTATATTCAAACCGAGATATCATTGAATGTAGTATTTTTGGAGGAGAAAAGTTTCAAAAACGTTATGGGCATGCATGTCCGATCGTAACTCCTACTGAAGAAAGTGATGAATACGCATCTCACGTGGATGAAATATTGACACACCATAGATTCCTAGATTCAAACAATTCTGGATATGGAAATAATGGCAATCTGATAATGAATGCTAAAAATCCTAATACTCAATATTATCCATCACCGGTAAGTGCATATGGTACATATGGCATGAAGGTGAAGGATATTGATGAATATGACTCATCGATATCTTGTCGCGAACGAAGAAAGAATAAAAAGTTTCCATTCGTAGATATCGTAAATCATTCTCAACATATTGGACACGTGTCCAAAAAAAGGTTCGGCGTAATGTCATGGATCGTAGTATATGCGGAATATATAAAACATTTACATGATAGACAAGCCGGAGCATCGTGGAAATTGTATAAAAACACATCTAAATTTATACCTAGATTGGTCAAAGCGAGTTCTAAACAATTGAACACCAATCCATCCGTTCCCCAACCAGCGTACACTGATTGGCATTTAGATGATTTTCAAAATTTGCGTGTGACTATTTTCAAGAGACATACTAGATATAGTAAATTTTCTAAACTCTCGTCTATACAAAAAATTAGACAGAAAACGAAAGTCGCTAAAATAAATCTGAAAAGAAAGTTGTCACCGAAACAATTTAAACCCACATCGATGACAGTGAGATCTAACTGTGCCAACATGCAATATCGAATCGTTTCGTCTAGACAACCACACCAAAGAGTTCCGTATTCTAAGAAAAACGTTAGATCACTGTTTGGATTGTCTTATAGTAGTTCACTTGGAGAACACATTGGCGGAGAATCTAAAAACAAATTCATACCACAGAGGTTAACTGGAAAAATTTACACATGGAATTATTACTCTGGCTACACGGATAAAGGGGATTTGGTACATTTCAAGACCAATAAGTGGCTTGAGTTCGATACCTATGATATCAAGTGTAAGATAAAAGGGGATCAATCATCTTCCCATGTATTTGACGGAGCCAAAGTTACTGTACTAATTAACGTTAAAATAGTGAAAAGTGATGAAAAAAACAATATTAGTTGATGTGGATGGTGTTTGTATTGAATGGACATGGAGTTTCGGAGTATGGATGTTTGAACATGGGTTTGAACTATTACCAGACGGGAAAAGCTCGTATGCATTACATGGTAGATATGGCATTAGAGATTCACAAGTTGAAAAACTCGTCAAGATGTTTAATGAAAGTGCAAGTATAGGTTATCTACCTGCTTTCAGAGATGCATATCAATACATACGATCACTTCATTACGATCATGGATATAAGTTTCATGCAATAACTGCACTGGGGACAAATGAGAATGCACAAAAATTACGTGAATTGAATCTAAAAAAGATGTTTGGTGACACAACGTTTGAGAAAATCTTATATGTCGGAAACAACGAGACTAAAGTGCCAGTATTGAAAGAATATGCAGGATCTGGGTTATATTGGGTGGAAGATAAGAGTCAAAACGCAGAAGACGGATTGACTTTTGGTCTAAAATCAGTTATTATGGATCATCCTTATAATAAGGATTGTAGCCAAGATATACTTCGTGTCAATAACTGGAAAGAATTGTATGATCACATCATCCTCAACGAAAACTCTCAACATAGATAAATATGTTGTGGTAGAAGATGGGTTTTCTTTAAGATCTTATCCAGATTATCGCTTGGCAAAGGATTGGGCAGATCGTCATTGCACTGAAGAATTCCATATTGAACTCAACGGGGTGAAAATCGTTAAATTGAAACTAGAAGAACTTGGGGATGCACTTTGGTGAGTGATCCCCAAATTAGATCACTTCTTTGATTCTTCTTTTCGGTATGCTAAGATCCAAGCTTTGCATTCCGGTGAACGAACAATTTCAGACGGGCGATTGAAATCAACTAAACCTGTATATTCTTGTAGATTAACGTTTCTTTCAACCATAGATTTTAGTTTAGCAAGTCCACTTCTTTCGTCTAATGCAGACTGCTCTATATCGCCTGCCAACACCATTGTACAACCGCCCATTCGAGTTACTATGGTCTTAGCTTCAGCTCCTGTAATATCTTCTGCTTCATCGCATATAACGAAAGTGCGTTTTGCAAAAGACATGCCTTTGATTACTTCGAGTGGAACGAAAGAAATATCGCCGTTTTTGATGGCAATTTCTACGACTGCCCTTCCTAGTCGATTGTGAAGAATATCTAGTACTGGGAGTAGCCAATTGCTCATTTTTTCTACGATATCACCGCCGAAAAATCCAAGTGATTTAGAGTTGGAGATATTCGGTCTAGTTAGATAGATTTTGTCGATATCACCTGATCTCCAAAGATCACATGCAAATGCGGTTGGCAGATATGTTTTACTTGCACCCGGCAATCCTGTTGCTATGATTAGTTTTTTGGTTTTTAGGTACTCTAGGTACTGTGCTTGCTTTTCATTAAGCGGTACAAGAGGGGGTTGAGCGATTGCACGTTCTTCTAGGAATTTTTCTTTAATCGTGCGTGTTTTGGTACTGGTGCTGCTTGTAGTGTTACGCTTTGATGCCATTTGGCCTCCCATATAGACTGTGTGGCTGTCTACCACACATTAATATTTAGCAGATTGTACAAGGCAAAAATTGCATAATGTCAAGGATACGATGACAAAACTGATAAATACACTATAGGATTAATTATATGTCAGATACAAAAAACACAATTTCTGTAAAAAAAGCCATCGAGAATACCAAGGAAATATTCCTGTCGGATTCTGCAGTTTCAATTCTAATGGACTTCGAACGTGTATTATCCGAGATGGATATATATGCATTTGAAAATTGGATCAAGGGGGAACTCGTTGAAGGTCCAATTTGTGAAAAATATTTTGTCACATGCACCTTTTTGTGGAAACGGTCTGAAATGCCAGATCCATCCGGCGGGGAAAGATTACTCGATTATGATTGCACGGTATTGTACAAAAAATCAAGTCTTGAGTATCCAATAAAAGTAGAATCTCCAGATGACTTCGAAGCTGGAACAAAAATGCCAAAGATGAAAAGAGTGCCAATTTGGTTGGTGGAAATTTCTATTCCACGCTCTTTGATGAATGATATCGAACGCGGCAGCATGGAATTGAATGGTGAAATTGTAGAATTGGATGACATCGAGGATGACATCGAAGGCAATGCAAACGAAGAATCTTACGATAGTGAGAGCACAGAAGGGGATATTGATGACCAAGCTCAAGCTCAATAAATTAACCGAAGGTCTGGTTATTGGTGACCTAGTTAGAATGGTACATAACGAGATCCATATTGACGAATTCAAGAGTAAACTCGGCGATGATAAGGACATATGTGTCATTACGTTTAAAGTCAAAGAAAGAGAACCAGCAACCGACTTAGTGGATTTCCTAGAAAAAGGATATTCATTCGTATTGGATGCTGATATCAGTTCTGGTGAAATGGACGATGGGTCATATATTGTTTTTACTGAAATAGCAAGAGACAAAGACTTTCCAGAAAATTTTTGCAAGATAGTGTCCGACATCAATAACTTGACAGAAACTGAAATGGATTTTTGGCGTTGGCAATATTACGGCGAATATGATTACCACGAAGTAACTGAATCCGAAGTTGCAAAACTCGTTCCATTGGATGAAGCTACGTACACTGAATATATGTCACAGTTTAACAAAGATGAAAATGAATCGGTTGATGAAAAACAAGTAGACGAGTCTTTGGATAAAATGCGTATGCAAGCTGGTGTTCATATTCACAAAAAAGCCCCAAGTAATGAGTATACTAATAAACTCAGAGAACTAGCTGGTATAAGATAATCAAGGAGTCACAATGTTTTCATTTTTCTCGTCATTTTTAGTTGGATTTTACTCTCTACTTTTAACAGTTCTTATTTCTGCTGGTGCACTATTGATCATTGGCTGGGGAGTGGTCAGAATATTGACATTGGCTACTGATATTCTTCCGGTCAATCTGTGCAGTCTTGGGTCATTACAATGTAAGTTGATTTCAGCTGCAGCATTGATATTAGGCATCATATTTCTATCCACAGGACTATATTTAAAAGGTAGAAATGATATGGATATCTACTGGCAAGAACAACAGAAATCATTAGAACAGAGTATTGATCAGTCGGAGAAACTTTCCAAGAAAGAAGTTGAACTACTGAAGTCTGAAATACAAAAATTAACTCTAGAAAATAAAAATATAGTACAAGGGAATGTGAAATATGTTAAAGAAAATTTTATCAAATACGACTCTAATTGCACTATTCCTACTGATGTCATCTTGTACCTCAATGAAGTCAGTCAAGGAATTTCCGCAGGTTCCGGAAGAATTGATGGAACCGGTAAGTAATTTGACTACACAAGATGTCAATGATCAAACTCTAAGTGGTACAGTGACAACAGTCACTATTAATTATGGCATGTACCATGAGTTGAAAGTGAAGTACGAAGGATGGCAAAAATGGTACAACACCCAAAAGAAGATTAACGACGATCTAAACGCATCATTCGGACAATAGTATTGACTTGACATTCATTTCCTGATATAATGTTAAACATTATTTTAGGATTCTGCATGAAAATCGAAGAAACCACAACCGAAACTCCATATCACATGAGTGGAGAACATATTCTTCTATTGGCGAAGTGAACATTATGCAAAACTATTACGAACTTCTCGGTGTATCTGAATCTGCGTCTGAAGAAGATATTAAGAAAGCCTACAAAAAACTGGCCATGAAGCACCACCCTGATCGTGGTGGAGATGTTGAAAAATTCAAAGACATTCAGAATGCCTATGCCGTATTATCCGATAAGCAAAAGCGTGAAGAATATGATTTTAAGCAAAAACACGGAGATCAGAATCCATTCGGTGGATTCAATGGATTTGGACACGGTTCCGGTATGGATGAATTCATGAAACATTTTGGATTTTCGTTCTCGCATAACGGACAACCCAATGGGTTTCATCGATATGATCCTCCGAAAAGTAATCAAAACATACGGATTAACGTACAGGTAGATCTCAAAGATACACTAGAGATACAGAAAAAGACCATCACTTTCAAGACAAGCACTGGCAAAGACCAATTGGTTGAAATTGAGATTCCTCGTGCATATTGCCATGGTGCTATGGTACGATACCAGAATATGGGAGATGATCGTTATGAAGATATTCCTCGTGGAGACCTTTTAGTACATATCAGTGTTAATCATCCGCATAACTTCATTCCGATTAATGATTTGGGAGATGTCCTAACTTCTGTTAAGCTTAATGCACTGACTGCAATTACTGGCGGAACTGTTCGTTTAGACAATTTTGATGGAAGATCTATTGACATCACAGTGCATTCTGGTGTACAACATGGGTCTAGGTCTAGAGTACAGGGTTATGGTATCTATCCGATCAACAGTGATACCAGAGGGAACCTGATAGTCGAGTTCGAAATTTTTATTCCTACAAATTTGTCGGAAGAACAGTTAGAAGTAATCAAAAGCGTTGTACAATAACCACTCAATCAATTAAGGATTTTAAATGATTCAAATTAGCCCAGAAGTAGAATTTATTCTCAATGAATCGGTGAAAACTGCTCGTCAGTTGAAAAACGAATATGTGACCATTGAGCACGTTGCCTACAACATGGTTGATTACCTACCTTTCCGAGATCTGATCGAGAGTTATGGTGTCGATGCAGTTGGTTTGTCCGACGAACTACGTAATTATCTGGATCGCAACGCCGCATCAAATCAAAATTTTGAGTACGATGTTGGTGGAAAAAAAACAGCCGCTCTAGAACGATTGTTTGATCGTGCTGTGGCACAGGTATTATTCAGTAAGCGCACACAGGTATCATTGCTTGATATCTTCAATAGTATCGTGCTTGAGACTAAATCGCATGCAAATTACTTCTTCACTAAGTATGGTTTGGATCGTTCCGAATTCGTCGATTATTTCGAAAAGAATTACAAGGAATCACAGACTATTGGCAAGTCTGGTTCAAAATCTGATGCAGCACTGGAAGAACATTGCACCAATCTGAATAAACTAGCTAAGGAAGGCAAAATTGACCCAGTCATCGGTCGCGATTATGAATTGACTGAGATGACAGAAGTTCTGGCCAAGCGTAACAAGTCTAACGTATTGCTCGTTGGTGCGCCTGGTACGGGTAAAACAGCAATCGTTGAAGGATTGGCACGAAATATCGTAAACGGTGAAGTGCCAGAATACTTGCGTGATCATACCGTCTATAGTTTAGATATTGGTTCATTGCTTGCAGGATCAAAATATCGTGGTGAATTTGAGGAAAAAGTTAAAGACATTCTGAAGACCCTCATGGCTAAAAAGAATTGCATTCTATTTATCGACGAAGCTCACCAAATGCGCGGAGCGGGTGCAGGCAACCAATCTTCAGTAGATTTTGCCAATATGATCAAACCTGCATTGACAAAGAATGGCATCAAGGTTATCGCTTCGACTACTTGGGAAGAATACTCACAATCATTTGAGAAAGATCGTGCACTAATGCGCCGATTCTATCGTCTGACAGTGGAAGAACCTACGCCTGAAGTGGCTAAGCAGATTATGTTCGGTCTTAAGGAATCTTTTGAAGAATTCCATGGTGGTTCGATTTCAGACGAAGCAATCATTTCTGCAGTTGATTTGTCAGTCCGTTATCAAACTGATAAGAAACTCCCAGATAAGGCAATCGATCTGATCGATACTGCATGTGCCAAACTGAAGATCAATAAAGTTGACTTCACTGTACATAAAGATCATATCGTCGATATTCTGGCGAAAAGTCTTCACATTCCGGCAGAGCAAATCGGTTCAGAAAGCACCAAGGGTATCGAGAATCTTGAGATTAACATCAAGAGCAATCTTTATGGTCAGGATGAAGCTGTCGATCAACTCCTTGAGAAGATCTACGTGGCTCGTGCAGGTCTAAAGGATCATCGCAAGCCTATTGGATGTTTCCTATTGACTGGACCGTCCGGTGTTGGTAAAACAGAGGCTAGTAAGCTTTTGGCAGAGAATCTTGGGATGAAGCTTATCAAGTATGATATGTCAGAATTTCAAGAAAAGCATTCAGTTGCAAAATTAATTGGCTCTCCGCCTGGATATGTTGGTTATGAAGATGGCGGGGCAGGTTCTGGTCAACTGGTATCTGATATTGAAAAGAATCCACACTCAGTGATCCTTTTCGATGAGATCGAGAAGGCTCACCCAGACGTCGCCAACATTTTCTTGCAGATGATGGACGAAGGTACAGTATCGTCATCAAGTGGCAAGAAAGCTGATTGCCGCAACTCGATTATTATCCTAACCTCTAACCTTGGTGCAGCTGCCAATGAGAAGTCGGTCATCGGCTTCGGTAGTTCCGAACGTTCCGGTGAAGATGACAAGGCTGTAAAAGAATTCTTTAAACCAGAATTCCGCAACCGTTTGGATGCAATTGTAAAGTTTAACAAGCTTGATGAGAAATCTATTCGCAAAGTTGTGGTAAAATTTGTACACGAGATGAATGAATTGTTGTCTGATAAGAATATCCATGTGACTCTTACGGAACATGCAGTTGATCATCTGGTTGAAAAAGGTTACGATTCGAAGATGGGTGCACGTCCAATGGCACGTACTATTAACGAACTAATCAAAGTTCCACTTTCCAAGAAAATTCTTTTTGAGAAAGTTTCGGCCAACACACGTTTTATCGTAGATTACGTAGATAATCAGATTACGTTTGTCGCACAAGACCCATCCGAATGGGCACAATCGGCGAAGATCGACGACAATGGTTTTATCGTATTTGAAGAAGTTGAAGAGTGAATCTAGTTTATTAGAAATAAAACAAACTAAAAAGTTGATAGATAACAAGTATCTATACTCAATTAACATCAGGTGCCCTTATGCAAGATTTATCAAAAGTTGCAAAGAGGGCACCTCGATTGAGTTTTCATCCATGTTGTCCAGCGTAATTTCCTCAGCAGATTGGAAATATGGCAATTCTTATTTTTCTAAAATGTGGAGAGATAGTGTGTTGCAGGCTGCTAGAAATGCATCTCCGACACAAATGGAATTCTTGCATAGGTTCTTGTCCAAGCATAAAGACGAGACGTCTTCTAGAATAGAACATCCTAATATGACTATCTATTTTTCAGACGAGAAATTGTTTGAAAAGTTCGTATCTAATTACGTTTTAAAATATGACATAGATGGGGTCAATGGTATCAGACATGTGTCCTGCCCATATTCAGATGAGCGTGCCGATATATTGAAATCTGGAAAATGTGTTAGAACTGCTGCACATTGCACCGGAGAAAATGCTAAGTATCGATATAAAGTGAAACTGAAAAGTATAAGAACGACACCAAAGGACTTATCAAATCTGATGAACTATCTTAATCATGCGGCTGGGGAGATATATTTTGCTCCAATTAGTAAGCACATATTGGAAAAAACTATACAAAGGTCTTCTGCACAAGTATCTATTTGGTATACTGGATCGCAGTTCTGGACAAATGATACATCTAACATCGAACCTTTGTCAATCATATGTCCTGGCATTATTGGTAAGATCGAAGAATACGAAGTTCTAAATACAATATAATATATTAAGGCTAATACATGCACAATACATCCATCACATTAATTCCAACAACTACGGTTGGTACAATTACTGGAAATTACGACGGAGTTTCACAATTATTCTATAGTGACAATGTCAAAGGAGACGGCTATTATGGGGATCAAGATGGTATCCATACGGTCAGTTATTCGGCGACTGCTCTTACTGCAACCATTAGTATGCAAGGTACATTAGTTGGTCAACCTTTGGAATCTGATTGGTTTGATATTGCTGACACAGCTGTATCATATGACAATACTACCAACATACAATCAGTAAACTTTAATGGCAATTTTGTATGGGTACGATGTAAAGTGGACAACTTCATTTCAGGAACAATACAAAAGGTAATGTTCAATCGTAGCTAACTTTTAAAGGTATATCAATGTCAAAAAAGAATAAAGACGTGATGAAAGAATCTCTGTCGAAAATCAAGCAAGTAGCAGGTCAACAGAAGCAATTACAGGCTACCCAACAGAATCAGGTAGACTATAGCCAATATCATGTTCATTTTATGATCCCGTGTTATAGTGCGATGATGACAGAAGCGTGTTTCACTAGTTTCCTCAAATTTGCATTACTGGCTCAAAAAGTCGGTTTGCAATGGAGTCTAGATACTATGGGGAACGAATCACTGATTCCTCGGGGACGCAACAATTTGATGGCTAAGGCAAGAACGAATCCTGCTGCCACTCACTACATGTTCATTGACTCTGATATCCGTTTCTCTGAATCTGCAATATTTCAGATGTTAAATGAGAATGTGGATATTATTTCCGGAGCATATCCGAAAAAGTCTCTACCGGTTCAATACGCAATCAATCTGAAAAGCCAGACAAAGATTCGTGGTAATTTGTTTACTGTGGACACCGCTGCCACCGGATTTCTGATGTATAAAAAAGAAGTATGGGAAAAACTTATAGCAACACATTCCGATACAAAATATGTTGATGATATTGGGCTTGGGGTAGCTGCCAATGGTGAACCATATGGAAATCATATGTACAATATATTTGCGTCGGATGTAGATAAAAACGGACATTTATTGTCGGAAGACTGGTGGTTCTCCCGTCTATGCTCTGATTTGGGATATGATATTTGGGTGCACGGTGGTATTAACCTATCACATATTGGTGCATATGAATTCAAGGGAGACACCAGTGTTTTGGTGAACCAACTACATGACATGATAGATCACACAGGAGAAGAAAATGGAAAATAAGACAGTTATTGGCGCAGAAAACGGTAGTCATCTTAACATCACTCGGTACGGCGATGGCACGGTTGATATGAAATGGAATTGGGAAGCACTTGAACGTGACGTTCAAATTGCAACTGGCGATAGACAAGTTCATTATGTTGATGTTGGTGATTTACCTCCGGACGAAGCAATGGCACTTGTAAAAGAAGTAAAAACAAAAGTTGCCAAAAAGCGTACTAAGAAAGCAAAGTGATGGAACAAAAATATATTGTGATTAAAATGGACCATGGTAGAGAAATCAAACTGTGTTATAAGAAACAGGATGACGGAACATGGATCAGTACGATAGAAGCAGAAACAATGCAAGACATAGAGAACTACTATCCATCTATCG